CGCATGTGATAAATTGGATCCGTTAGAGAATCCCTGTTCTCTACACCATTGTTTAAACATACTTACCAATTATTAGATTTATTTTTTTATATTAGTCTTCTTCATACTCGTGGTGCCATATAGATCTTCTATAGGACACTTCCGGGTACTCTTCCTGTTCAGATAAAGACTTTTTTAACACGAGAAGTTCATAAACTTTATCTTCCTTGTGTAGTTCCGCGTACCTTTCTGCTTTAGCCTGTGTGTACCCGTGTCTATCTACGAGAAGTTCTTTTATCTGGTGAAGAATGTAAGCTTTCGACTTCATTATTTATTTTATAGAGAAGGTTTTTCTATCGACTGAAGTTACACACGCGTAGAATTCGGGGTTGTTTAGTATGTTTTTAACTATACGATCCCACTGTTTTTTCGTGTTAAACTCCGTGAGTGTTTCAAAAGTCATGAAATCGTTTTCATCGTGTGTTCTCTTGATGGGTTGTTTCTGTGCTTTTTTCAAATTTGTTTTCTGTTTTTCTTCGTTGAATTTTCGTATGAGTTCGTTTTGTTCTTGTAAAGTATAATTTACGAAAAACACGAACACGTTATATTCTAATTCAACGCCTGGACTTTCTTTTACCGTAAACTTATAGCTTGTATATTCGCCTTTTTTGAGAGAAATGACTCCCCTGGTTTCTTCTTCGAGTTCTCTTAGAGCCGTTCTTAGAGGGTTAGGTATTTCTCTTCGCCTGCACCCTCCGGTGACGAATATCCAATCTTTGAATCGTCGATCCCGGACAGTGAGAAACTTTGGTTTATCACCCGTAAACGTTACAGGAATAGCTATTGCCTTGTATTTCTTCATTGCTCATTAGCAAGTTATAATTGAGCGAGATGATTATTCTGAGGATTCTTCTTCGCTATCTTGATTTTTTTCTTTTTGAATTTCAACTTGGGTTGATTCTGAAAACACTTTTTTTGGTGGTGATGGTGGTGGACTGGACAAAAAAGAAACGAGTTTCCCGTTAAACCCTTTAACGTCTTCGAGATCTTGTTTTGTACTTTTGAGTTCTTTATACATGTATGCAGATGCGGCTATACACACTATGATGGCGACAATTATTGCGGTTTCTCTGTCGAAGGTAAACATTTTATACTAAAAAGAGTGACCATGTTTTTAAGTTCATATAATCGCACCCATATGAACACGTTTTTCTTGGGGACACTCGTACCCGTGTTGAGCAAATTGAATCTCCTGGTAATGTCCCTCTTTACACTCCGCATTTTGAGCGGGTTGTTGTTGTTTAGAGTCGACGAGGTGATTCAAAGTACCTGATTTTGGATCGTACGTTATTATAAAAACGAAAGCTGCTAAAAAAATGAGTTTCCAAAACATTTATAATAAGTGGCTAAATTAAATTTAATTGTTTAGTTGGAATACATCAAACCACCCATACCGTTTTCGATGCGGAGGATGTTATAGTTGACGGCATATACATTTTCGGTAGAATTTGACGTGTCATTTACGAGTCTCGCGGAATCCAGTCTACTGAAGTTGAGCGACCCGGTTGGTTGGAGTTTAGACGTATCGAGACAGAATGGGTACAAGAAGAACGAGTCATTAATACCATTAGGAGCGTCTTCGGTTTTAGACGATTGAGTATGATAATACGAAGTTACCGCGGTGTAATGTGGTTCTGTATATTTGAAATCGGTAACATCCGTACCATTGATTTGGAGTTTTATTTTATTGGTTGGTGTACATATACCAAGCGCTTGAGCTCCTTCCGACACAACCAAACACTTAACTGGATGGTTAAAATTCAATTCTTGAATTTTGGAACCCGACGCGATCACCTTTTGTGTTTGGGTAATAAGCATTTTTTGTGGTGTGGAAGACAAAACCGTTCTCTCATCCGTGTCGAGATGAATGAACTGAGAGTATACTTCAAATTTAGCATCAGACGCACCACTATCAGGATTGAAATTAGACCCCCACGTGATTCTCAATTCGACGTCGTGGTATTGAAGTGCAATTAATGGTAAAGCCGATTGTGCGTTTTCGCAAAACGAAAACCTGAGTGGGTAAAACTTATTTTTAGCGGTTACATCTCCAAACCCAGATGTAGATTTAGATAAGTTTTGTGCGAATAAATTTGGTGCAATGTACTGAGAAAAGTTAGACGTTTGTTCGTCGATGACTTGACCACCAATTAACAATTCTACCTTGGAAATGGCAGTTACCCAATTTCCGGCATTAAAACCTCGAGCTTGAGTACCCGTATTTGCTGCAATATAGACGTATCCGAGCATATCGCCTTTTCTTTCGAAACGAACGGTGGACATACCACCTACAGTTGGGTTCCCCTGGATAACTTGTCTTTCAACAGTTTGGGCGAAATTCGTGTGACGTTTATAGTTAGATCTAAAGAAGGAAACTTCGGGTTGACCGACAAGGTGTGCGTCTTGTGCACCTATAGCAACGAGTTGAGCAATACCTCCAGACATGTTTTATATTATAGTAAGGTTTTATTTTTTTAAACATTTTCCGTGAACGTTTCGTACCCTTTTTTGAGTTCGGTGTATAGTTCAGATAGTATGTTAATGTTTGAATCTACACTGACGTTAGAAACTGTAACAATCTGATAATCAATCGGCATTTTACCTTGCGTTTTTATATCTTTGCTAATGTGGTGATCGAAACAAGCAGATATGGTATACGTGTTTGAATCTGGTGAAAGTTCAATATTAATGTGTTCTCTGCTGGTTAGTTTACGTAATCCTACGTAAAAATTGGGTACTTCGATACCTGTAGACTTAATTGTTTTAGATTCGTTAACATTTATTCCCATTTTGTATATATACTTATTACAAAGATTTTAATACTTCTGGAACAATGTGCCCTTCTTCGTCCGTCCATTCCGTATCATACATGTGTTGATCTTTTCTTTCACCAATGACCATCCAACTAACATTTGCTGAAGACGATGTGTTTTGACACGATATTGTGAGAATGTTTCCAGATACAGAACCTTTTACTGCATCCCAATCAGTTTCGTTTGTTGTAAAACACTGAACGTCTCTGTTTAGAGCCTCAAATGTACCATCTGTCATTTTAGAAACGGTATCTAAGTTTATAGATGCACTCCCGTTTACCAAATCAACACTACCCCTATATATGAGATCAGCTTTTGGACCTTCTATGAAAGAATGGTATAGGTAATGCGTATTACTCATACTTGGAAGCGGGTGATCTATTTTGAAAGAACCACTCATTTTTGAAAGAGAACCCCCAATATATGCAGCACCGGAGACATAAAGTTTATAAGATGAACTTGGGTTACTATATCCTATACTGAGAGTACCAAATTCGGTAAGATACATTTTTGTACTAGAACTTAGATCGTTGTAATCATAACTCCATTTCAATTGTTTAAAGTTTCCACCATCCATACCAACAGACCAACCATAACTACCAGTTTTAAACGTTATAAAAGACTTTTGATTAGAATCAATATTGTCTATAGTTATTCTAGCAGGGTACGACGAACTTGATTGTTTCAAGTATAACCCATTTTGATAGTAACTATTAGTAGAACCGTCACATACGACATGTAAAGGAGCAGTTGGGTTCGTTTCTCCTATACCGAGTTTACCATATTCGGTAAGAACCATTTTTGTACTAGAATTTAGATCGTTGTAATTATAACTCCATTTCAATTTTCCACTATCTGAACCATCCATACCATAACTCCAACCAAAACTTGTACCAGTTTTAAACGTCATAAAAGACTTTTGAGTAGAAGAATATGTTTCTATAGTTAATCTAGCAGGGTACGACGAACTTGATTGTTTCAAGTATAACCCATTAACATTGTAAAATGAACTGCTTTTACACTCGACATGTAAAGCACTAGTCGGTGTCGATGTTCCTATACCGACATAACCACCCCCATTGTAGTATACATATGATCCAGATTCTGTCCATGGACTACTTCCACCACCACTAAACGCTGAACCGTTTTGGTAGAGCGTCCCTGTAAAGTTTATATCACCCACGACATGGAGTTTATGAGTTGGTGATGTTGTTCCTATACCCAAATTACCACTAGGATTTTCTACAAAAAGACCTGTGCTACCTGAAAGTGAAGTTCCAGGGGATATCCTGAATCCGTTAGCGCCTGATTGTGTGTAACCAATAGTCATATAATCATTAAAATCATCATTCCAAAACGTTAATGCAGTATTAGTCATACCTCGTATTGTTACATGTGCATCATATCCAGCGCCCGTGGATGCACTAAACATAGCGAGTGGAGATGAATAATTTGAACTACTAGATTTATAAACTTCAAATTTTCCGGACGGACTTGTTGTTCCTATACCGACATTACCCGAATTATAGTATATGTCCGAAACTGAGGTTGTCCATGGACTACTTCCACCACCACTAAACGCTGAACCGTTTTGGTAGAGCGTCCCTGTAAAGTTTATATCACCCGCGACGTCAAGATCATAAGCTGGATTTTCTGTTCCTATACCCAAATTACCAGTATTGTCCAGAGTCATTTTTGTATTCGTAGTTAAATAGTTTAAGTCGGTTGACCATTTCAATTTTCCACTATCTGAAGTATCCAAACCATAAGACCAATTTGACGTGGAATTTGTAAACGTCATAAAAGCGTCTCGATCAGTAGCATTTACGTTTATAGTTAATCTAGCAGGGTACAACGAACTTGATTGGTA